TTCTCGCGCGCAGCCTTAGAGCCGTAGGCGTTATTCGGGTCCTTCATCATACGAACCGCCCCTTCGTCTTACCCTTGGTGGCGCAGCCGTCAGCGCGCTTGGAAGCGGTGGAGCCGCCCTTGGCCATCTTCTTGACCGCACCGCCGCGCTTCATGCCGGTGACTGCGCCTTTTTTCTTTTCAGCTTCCGCTTCCGCTTCAGCTGCGAGACGACGCTTTTCGGCTGGGTCCTTGATGCTCAGGAACTGCGCAATAGGCGAATCATAGATGGTTCCCCCAGCAAGGGGTCCGAGCAGCATCTTTGCAACTTTTTCCATCAGACGAACCTTCCTTTAGTTTTACCCTTGGTGGCGCAGCCGTCAGCGCGCTTGGAGGCGGTGGAACCGCCCTTGGCCATCTTCTTGACCGTGCCGCCCTTCTTAAAGGGAATAGACGCGCCTGCGCCGATAGCGCCACGCCGACCCATACCCATAGACACGCGCTCGCCGCCTTCTCCCCGGATGGTGGGGCCCAGATAACCGGCAGTACGGCCAATCGGCATAGGAGCACGGGCCGGAGCCGAGCCCATTGCAGGAGCGGGCATACCACCGCCGCCACCCGGCATCGACGGACCCATACCGCCGCTGGACGGACCACGATTCAGAGAAGCAAGGTTGAAATTCTGAGGGCGCATACCCTCGACGACGAGTTCCTCGTCTACCCCACCACCATCAGCGTAACGCTTCTTCATGCTACATCCTTCTGCGGAACAATCATCGGGTAGAGGACGTCGTCCCCAAAGTTACCGGTGTACTCCTGCACACCCATGTGGCCGAGGCTGATGGTCGGGTCGACCCACACTTCATAACCCAGCTCGCGGGCACGGTCGCAGAACAGGAAGTCCTCGCCCATGTAACCCTCGTCGGTGAGCTTGAAGTCGAACAGGGCCGGGACCGTCTTCTCGCAGCGCTTGTCGTAGTACTTCCACTCCGGGTGCGCGGCGATCATGTCCTCGATGACCTTGCGCTGAATCAGCATGAACGCTGTAGCTACGCGCGTAGCCCGAACAAGACCCATACCATTCATCGTCAACTCGCCATTTTCATCGTGGTCGAGGTTTGCGATGTAGGTTTTGTTGACGTCCCGGACGCGGGGGACACCCGCCACAATGCCCTTCTTGGGGTCTTGCGCCCACGCCATCAGGCGCAGGATGTCTTCGGGTTCGAAGTTGATGTCCGAGTCGATGAACAGCAGGTAATCAGCGTCCGACTCAAGCAGGTCCTGCACCAGCAGGTTGCGCGCCCGAGAGACCACTGAGCAGCCACAGACGCTGCCGATGTTGATGTCGATACCGTGCTTAGGAGCCAGCTGCGCGAAGCGAGCAAGCGAGACCGCAAGCTTCAGCGACACCTTGAAGTCGTAGGCGGGGAGGCCGATGAAGACCCCTTTTCCCGCCATATCGAAGCCTTTGACTGCTTGCATATGTCACCCGTAGAAAAGGGTAATGGAAGCGGTGTTGGTCAACGTACCGTAGAGACCGTCCTGCGCCAGTACACCCTGATCGGGGACTGGGATGTAGAAATCACCCGTATCCGCCGATGGAGAAGTCTGCAACGTGAATAGGACGTTGCCGCCCTGACCATCAGCCACAACCACGGAACCCGCAGAAGCGCCGTTCTTGACGTAAATACCCTTCACACGGGTACGGAAGGTGCAGTCGGCATCCGACTGGGTCTTAAACACGCCGGTAGCAGCCAGAGGCTTGGTTACCTTGACGTCAGTTTGCATAGCCATAGGGGTGGCCCTCCTATCGAGCTATTACGATGCGGTCGTAATCGCGGCCCAACCTGTCGTGCCGTTCGTGTTGATGTACGCACGAGTTGAAGTCGAGCTACCATCGCTACGCAGGTAAAGCGAACCTTGAGCAGCCGAAACGGTCGGGGCACCGGAACCAACATAGATACCCATGTTGTTAGCAGTGTTGGTTGCGATGAACGCAGAAGCGCCGCCAGCGACAAGCGCAGTAGCGCTATCAGCCGTGACGTTGCCAGTTGCCGTTACCGAAGCTGCCGTGACAGCGCCAGTTGCCGCCAGAGAAGTAACCGACATGGCAGGGCCAAGGGTGGAGGTGACGGTAACCGTACCGGTCGACGAGTTGATCGAGATGGTCTCGAAGCCGTTCTCAGAACGTACCGGACCGTTGAACGTGGTATTCGCCATTATTTATCTCCGTGTAGTAGCACCTACCCATGCCGTCGCTACTACGTCTGCTAGGGCAGTCGACACGGGTTAAACACCTAGTGGCGTACTTGTAGCACGACACAGATACAAAGAAAAGACCCCCCGACTTTCGCCGGGGGGTCTCGAAGTCCTAAACTTCCCTAGGACTTAGCTTAGGCAGCGCCTTCGCTACCGTACATGCCCAGCGGGTCAGACCAGCCAAAGCTGTAACGCTCGCGGCTCTTGTAGCGAACGTTACCGGTGTCGAAGTCACCATCCATGTTCTGCGCCATCGGCGTACGAACAAAGTGCTTCAGGCCGTTCGGCACATCGGTCGTCAGGAACCATGCGTCCGGGTCGGTCAGGAAGTGATTGACCGTGTACCCTTCAGGGATGGAGCCGTTCGACTTGATGGCGTTGATGTCGTTGTCGGCGGTCGACACGCGGAGTTCGGTCTCCAGCAGTCGAGTCGCAACGAACATCAGGCTCGGCGGAACAACCAGCTTCTTCGGCTTAGCCGCGATCAGCAGGCCACGCTCGTCGGTCCACGCAGCAATCTGGATGACCGCAGCCTCAAGCGAGGTTTCGTTGAGGTCAGCCGCAGTGGCGGGGATGTTCGAGTTGACACCGCCACCAACCAGCGGGTGCGAAGCCGAGAACAGAGCCACGCCGTCGCCACCGGGATAATCGGAGTCGAAGCCGTTGTTCAGGACAGCCGCAGCCTTGGTCTGCTTGGTGTACGCCATGGCACGAGCAAGTGCCTTGGTGTAGCGGGCCGACAGCGAGTCGTACAGGTTGTCTTCGATGGCTTCTTCCGTGATGGAAAACCCGAGAGCAATCGTCTCGTGGTTGTAGCGAGCCGTCCAAGCTTCCTGCGCGTTGTCATAAGCGATGGCCGAACCTTCGTTCTTCACCGGCGCAGCCGAGAAGCCCGAGAGCTTGGTTTCTTCTTCGAACGAACGCTCAGAGCTTTCCGTTTCGAAGATTTGCTTATGCTCTTCGCCGTAGCGTGCGTATTCGAGGCCGAACAGGGCGTTCAGACCCGGCAGAAGCTCCTTAAGAAGCTGTGCGCGTGAAATTGCCATTGTTCAGTCTCCTTACACGCCGGTTGGGTTGAGGTACTGGTGCATACCCTGATTCCACTTGACGATAACCTCGGTATACGAACCGGGGTTACCCGCCCTAGCGGTGTCGGGGATGACGTCCACCACTCGCACGGGAAACGTCGAGGTGGTTGCGGTGGTCGAGCTAACGGCCACGCGGCTGTTGCCGGTGCTCGTCTGGCCCGAGTTCTGCACCAGAACAGCGTTGTTACCGACCGAAGTACGGTTCACAAAGCTCATGGTGGTGCCGCTCGACACCACGGCGACCTTGAACAGCGCATCGGGATCGTCCAGCACATAGGCCGTGATGCCGTTGATGTTCGTGGTACCGGGGTAGTACTGACGGAAGGTCAGACCAAACGTCGGATCGACGTAGGTGCAACCAAGGAACACACCTACCGGGGTAGCGGCGCTCGTACCGGTGTCCTTTTCCAGAGTACCATCGCTGATCAACTTGACGACGTCACCATAGAAGATGGCCGTGGCTGAGTTGACAGCAATAGGAATCTGGCGGGTGGACCCGGCAAACACCTGACCGCCGATAAGATTAATCGGGAGAAGCCCGTAGGGGGCTTCGATAGCGGGGTATGCCATATCTAGCTCCTGTTATCTGCCTTTACCAAATGATGTCGATGACTTCTTCTCACGGAAGAGAGGCATACGAGCATCGCTCTCGCGCATGAAGTTGTTGTCCACTGACTCCATCTGGGACTGATTTTTACCAGCAAAGTAAGACTTACGCTGACGCATCAGTTCCACCGGGGCTTTGCAAAGCAGCAACCCTGCGACTTCGACGTTGTCTTTGAAGCGGCTGTCCGGATCGACCATCAGGCGAAACTGGGGTTGCTCGTTAATGCTAACGGGTTCCCAACCTTCACGCAGCTTGGCCGAAATGTTCCGGGGGTCCTTCTCGTTGAGAGTCGACACGCGAACCCAACGATATACGTAACCCGGCTGCTTGTCTGGCTCGGGCAGCGTTGACGCTGGGGCCCAAACTTCGACACGCTTTGTATCTTCACGCGTTTGGCGAGGCGCACGCGCTTCACCGAGAGTTTCCATGACGTCGTCAATGGAACGATTATCACGAGTAGCCATATTAGTTCTCCGTCTTCATGAGTTCACGAGCATATTGCTCGGGAGTAAGACCCAACCTCTTGGCGATGGCCAGCTGGGACTGTTTCAGCACAATCTTTTTGGGGGACCGGCTGCGTGAAGCAGGAGCTACGACATTCGCGCTCTTGTTTTCGCGCGAAGAGGATTTCGGAGCCTCTTCATCCCCGAAGTAATCGGGGAATCGACGGCGCATCGTTTTGTCGATGGCTGTCCAATATTCGTCGGAACCCACGTACTGCGGGCCACGTTCATTAACGAGCTTCTGGTGAAGCCCGAGAGCCGACGCAGTCATCTCCGGATCGGTCCCGTACCACGTATTACTCTCTTGCCAAGTAACCGTTTTCTGGTCGAGCCGAGGCTGTTGCACCCGCTGCGGTACAGTGTCTACCTCAGTTTCCTGATGCTGTAAAGTAGGTTGATACTGTTCGACCTGCTGAAGCCGCAAAGTAGCCCGCGAGAGCTTTTCTTGGGCATCAACGACCTTGTCAGCGTCACCAGACTCGTACGCATCGCGGTACGCCCTGCGGGCGGCGTCGATTTCATACTCGGCAGTCTGCTTATAGCTACCAACAAGTGACTGCTCACCCTGCGACAACGTCCTTTTCAGCTGGCGGTTCTCTTCCAGCAGGCGATGGGCGGCGTTCAGAGCCTCCTGCTGCTCACGCTGGACGCGTTCCTTCTCCCGGCGCTCGTCGTGCCAGACCTTTTTCATCTGCTTAAGGCGGGTTTTGACCTTGTCGGAGTATTCTTCGAGCTCATCGCTCTCCAGCTCCTCGACAATCTCCTTCGGCATGGGCTCACGGCCCCTGTCAGCCTCCGGAGTATCGTCAACCACCTCCACTTGCGGCTTTTCGTCGTCTTCAGCTTCGACTTCCCACTGGATGTCGTCGTCAATAGGCTTGGTAGCCATCACTTCTCTCCTTTGTACGGGAAAACGCCCCCGTTAGGCGCGCGAAATGCCTCGCGGATCGTCCACAACAGCCTCAACGCTGTCGTCGTTGATAAGACGGAACTCCCGACCGTGGATTTTCACACGGCTACCGGCCAGCGGGCGGGTCAGGATGAAGTCACCTTCCTTGCACCACGGGCCGTTCGGGAACTTGCGCTCATCCTTATAGGCGTCGGGGCCGACCTTCAGCACAAACAGCACCGGGGTGGTCAGCTCTTCGTGGTGTCGGGTGATATCCGCCTTGTACAGACCACTGGCATACTTCTCCTCGACGTCAGGCACCGCGCACAGAAGGCGATAACCCGATGGTTCCGGCAGTTGCTTGGGTTTGTCTTCAACCGGTTGGTTAGCCGCCTCGACATTGGTCATTTTACGGAGGGTAGGTAGCTCGTCGAACAGAGTTTTGTCCTCTGTATCAGTCATCGTCAGTCTCCATTTTGTGGGCAGTTTCAGCAATGAAGCTGTTAGCCATCATCAACCCACGAATTACGCCAGCGGCGTACTTGTATTCCCCGTGGTCTTTGGCGTGCCCACGCGCCAAATCGTCAGAGAGGATTTTGATCTCCTCGTTGTTCTTGTCCGCCAGATAGCGGAAGATGTCGTTGCTCATTCAGTCTCTCCCTGCGCCGGGGTTTGAGCCGGCTTTTGCTCACTCATCATGCTCTCACGAGCAACTTGGACGCCCACACGCAGCCCTTCGAGCTGCTCGCTTGACGCCAGACGTGCCTTGTCGGTGGCAACCTTGACCCCGGCGTTGAGACCGGCGATCTCCTTCTGAGCGGCGATGCGCTCGCGCTCGATGTCCAGCCTGTCCGCCTTCTCTGCGGCGTCGATCTGGAGCTTCTGCGCCTTCTGCTTGAGCTCTTCGGTCTTGAGTTGCAGCTCGGCCTGCTGAAGCTGCATGATGGGGTCCTGTGCCTGCTGCTGGGCCTGCTGCTGGGCAGCTTCGCCTTGGTTCTTCTTGAGCAGCTGCTGGGCAGCGGCAGCGGCGAGGCGAGACACCTCCAGCTCGGTCTTCTCGTCCATCTCAGCATTGGGCGGCGGCAGCGGAACACCCGCCTGCTCTTCCACCTGACGGCGGTACTCGAACGCCAGATGCTCCTGCATGTGAGCCGTCATAGCCCCCATGATGGTCTGTGCGTTGGGGCTCTGCCCCACCATCTGCTGGATTTTCGGGTCTTGGATAGCCGCCATGTGGACGGCAAGGTGCGCTTCATGATCTTGATACATGAACGCCTTGACCGG